CGGTTGTTCCTAGCCGCCTCGGCTCTGGTACAGATGCTGGCAACTATTCCTTCTACAACTCCGCAGTCAACGGTTTTGACGAGATCTGCGGCCGCGTAATCGGTGTGGAAAGCCTGTATCCAATCCGTGACTTCGCAAACCGCGTTCGTACACAGTTTGAGCGCGCGACGGAAGCTGTTGGTCCTTTTACAACCAAGACACCTTCAATCGGTCAGCTTGGTGGTTCGGCAACCCGCGGTATGGATTACATGGTCAACCTGACAAACGACGGTATCCTCCGCCTTGCCTCTGACCAGAATAAGACCATCCGTCCGGAATACGCAACGTACGTTTACATTCACTTCCTGGCTCGCTAAAAACGGGTCAGGAAGTACCTTTATCTGGGCCCTGTGAGGACCTATGCGTCTCTTAACGTTCATCACCAAGGGGAAAGCTGTAATACAAGGCGACTCCCTGAGATGTGCAGCCCCCAGGGCCAATGATAGTCGTAGATCTTGCAATAAACTGCTCGCTAAGAAAAATGAGCAGGGTCAAATCGCTGGCAACTTTCGGTGTGAGAGATGCCACCAAGAAATAGAAGTAAAACTCGCACCGGCTAGGGAAGACTTAGCCAAGTCTTAAGAGATTCAAAGTAATCCTATCTCATTTGGAGAAATCATGGCCAAGAACGTAAAACTCGAACAGCCCGACTGGAACGATGCTCAAGTCAAGACAGACTTGGTGCGTGTAGAAACAATCTTCCGTACCGGCGGCTTTGACCCAGTCGAGAACAAGAAAATCTCGATGAAGGACGCGTTGGATATCCCGAACGCAGCCTTCCTTATCCCGCGCGTTCTGACTACCTTCGTCCAAGAAGGTATCGAACCGATGCTGATCGGGACTAGCCTGCTCCAGCGCGTTGACTACGTGCCTGGCATGCAGACGGTCTTCCCAGCTATCGACGTCCTCACAGCTCGTGAGGTCGGCGATGGGATGGCACTACCCATCTTCAACATTAACGTTGGCGGTGCACAGACCTTTGGTGTGACAGTCAAGCGTCACGGCCTTGCTCTGCGCATTAGCGAGCGCTTCGTGGAACAGTCCACCTACCCGTGGATCCAGTACTGGATGCGTCTTGCCGGCAACGCGCTTGCCCGTCACAAGGAAGAGTTCATCTTCAACTTCATTACCGGCCTCGGCACGGTGATCTTTGATAACAGCCCGGCAGCTCGTGCGGCAACGTCGACTGTCCAGCCAATCAAGGGTATCACTACCGGCCGTAACCTGAAGGGTCAGTTCAACGGCTCAATGACCGCTGACGACGTGTACGACATGTACGCCCAGGTCCTCATGCAGGGTTTCATCCCTGACATGATGCTCATTCACCCGATGTCTTGGCTGCAATGGGTAAAGGACCCTGTGTTGCGCGAGTTCGCTATCCAAGCTGGCGGTGGTTCGTTCTTCGCCCAGTTCACTGGTAAGCCGAACGAGTTCGCAAACCCGTTCTTCAACTATGGTAACCTCGGCTTCGGTCAAGGTCAGACAGGACAGTTCACCCAGGGTACTCAGACTGGTGGTCAGACAGCTACATCAGCTGGCTTGCCTCAGACTCAGAAGTCTGGTCCAACGCTTCCTAACTACCTCGGCCTGCCGTTCCGTATCGTAGTTAGCCCATTCATGAGCTTCGACCCGATCAACCGTGTCGTTGATACTCTCCTCTTCAATAGCCAGAACCTTGGCGCCTTGATCGTGGACCAGGATCCTCATGTCAACTCTTGGGACGACCCAATGTACGATCTGCGTAATATCGGAATCGAAGAGTCCTATGGCTTCGGTATCCTGAACGAAGGTCAGGCAATCGGTGTCGCAAAGAACGTTAAGCTCCGCCCGAACGAAATCGTTCTGCCGGCTCGCTCCATCATGGATATCGGTGTTCAACAGTCTGCAGGCAACTTCCAGACTTACGAGAACGTCACGATCTTTGGTGCAGGCGCAATCGATCCAACTGCTGCAAACCTGTCGGATCTCCCAACAACCGACTAATCGGTTGGCGGCTTGAGCAATATATTAGGGCAGCCTAGCTGTCCGCACTGAGGGTGGCCCGGTTATAGGCTCGGGAGACCGGGCCGAAAGAGCTGGACCACCCTCTTTGTGTTTTGGTTTACAATCAACTAGAGTTACCCTAAAAGAGGATTACACATGTCTCTCACGATTACAGTTCCCTTGAACAACGGCGACGGTTCAATCGCCTCCTTCGAGCTCACTCTGCCCGTCGGTGCTCCGGCTGGCAAGTATGCCTGGACTAGCAGCGTAGTAGGCACAGGTACGGTTACAGCTCGCAATGATGGGCGCAGCGCGCTCTTCACACCAGTTGCTGTCAATAGCAGCACTGCTACAGTCATCACCGCAACGGTCAAGAATGCTCTTGGCGTTACAGCTGGCTGGCAACCTGGAAAGCTCTACTTCTTGAGTGATACGATCCTTGATTCCAATGGACACGTTCAACAGGTAAGCGCTGCAACCAAGTTCGTTCCTACTCGCTATACTCCTAATGCCGGCTTCATCCCGGGCTCTGTCTCCCTGGTCCTGACGGGCGGTTCTGCTGCCAGCTCGACTGGTCAGGTTGCTATCACTGGCATTTCGGCATCCGTTCCTAGCACATTCGCGGCTGGACAGCCTGTAACTATTGCTGGTATGACAGGTGCAGTTGCATCTTTGAATGGTACCTGGACGCTGCTTGCTGTGGGTGCAAACAACATCACCATCAGCTACAACGGTGCTGCAGTCAGTGCTTCCGTTACGGCAGCCAGCACGGCTTATGTTCCTGGTGATGCCCTTATTTCTTCTCTTGCTGAAGGTGATCAAGGCCTTTTCAATGGTAACTATCAGTACGGTTTAGTACTGAACCAAGGTCAAGGTACGAATGGTGACTGGCCAGCTGGCGCCATTGCAGCCAACTCTGGCAACATCAAGACTCCTTATCCAACATCGTCAGCTAGTGTTTCTTTCACAGCTTGTGGTTATTCCAGTGGTGGATCCATTGGTAAGTTGGCTCATCCTTTCCTGTCTAGCTCCGATACAGGTACAGCTGGTATCAGCACTCCTGTCCCGATCGTTCCTTGGCTGCCGTACCACAACTACGCGCTTGGATTCCAGATCATTGATGAGAACGGTAACGTTCAGCAGGTTCTTAAGGCTGGTACTTCCGGAACTCAATACCCTGCTTTCTCGTTAAGCTCCACGACTACGGATGGTACAGTAACCTGGAAGTACATCAGTGCAGCTACTCTGGGCTATTCGAATGTCAGTGTAACTGAGATCGCAAAGTACTCTGAAGTAGGCCCTGGTGCTCTGGGTTCGTTTGCAGTGACTGCCGCACTAAATGCGACAACCGCCGGAGTAACCCGTTATGCGGTTACAGGACTTCCATCAGCAGCTGCTTCAAACGGCTATGCTGGTTATGTTTTCACGGTTGCTGGCGATACAGTGGATGCAGGTAACAACGGAGTCTTCATCTGCACTGCGTCGACTACTACTTACCTCTATTTGGCTAACACAGGCGGTGTTACGCACTCCTTTACGGGAACTGCTGTTAACTCTGGTCTGCGTGCTTATGTTGACGGAGCTGGACTGGTACACGTTGGTTGGGTAACACAGGTCGGTGAAGTTCAGTTTGCTGAGCCTGCAGCTACAACCCCTGCCTTCAGTACAGGTGGTGGCACAGTAACCGACGGTGACTTGACTTGGCATGATCTGGGTAATGGTGGTGGTGTCATTACTACTACGACATACAATGGTCTGTCAATCGTGATTGCCGCGGGTGCTCAACCGGTTCCATATAACACCTTCTCAGTTCTATAATCTGAATGCTTGTTAGCGACCCCAGGAGGTCCTATGGCAAAGATCATCGAGTTTCCAGTTACCCCAGACTATACTGGGAAGATGGTGGCAGTCTCTCCAGAGACTCCTCTTACTCGTTTCCAGTGCCGGGGTTTCGTGGTATTTCGAAAGACTCCGCAGGTTGTACCTCCTGAAGCCGACATGGCTTCTATTCATCATGCTATCTTGGATGGTCGGCTCCTCGAGTTGGCGCCAGGAACTGGCATAACATCCAAGAATGCCCAAGCTTCTCCCGCGGGCGAACTTGGCGATACCGATTTGAAAATCTACACTCTTCAGACAAATGAGGGTGTAGTTGTGTTAACTCCAGAATCGCCAGAGCAGGCAGCGCAGATCGAGAAAGAGTTGCAGGACACAGGGCATCTCATATTGGCCAACTACCCGAACTTGCAGACCAAGAAGCAGGTTCAGCCTCATCTTACGGCGATTACGATCACCGAACTGGAACCAGAGCCTGAGAGTGCCTAATGCCTAACCCGACCATAGTAAGCGTTACTCCTGTACCAAATGCAACTGACGTTGTGTTGGGTTCATCGATCGTTGTTACCTTTTCTGAACCTATCGATACGGATTCGTACAATAACGCTACTTTTGTCCTCACTGGCCCTCTCCTCGCCACGATCGTAACCGATCAACAACTCATAGAATATAACCCGAAGCCTTCACAAGGCCGCGGCTATATTCTCGGCAGTTTCAACTTCTCTACCAAAACCTACCAGCCCTGGCAGCCTTTCACGGTATACACCCTGAATGCACAGGTGGTAGACAGCAACGGAAACGTACAAACGATAGTCGAGCCTGGCGAATCTTCGCCATATGCGCCGGCATGGTTGACCACACCTGGAGCTTCCACTGTGGACAATAACATCCCGCAATGGCAAGCAGACCAGGCTATTTCTTTTGGTAGCTACATTGTCGATCCCAATCAGAATCTCCAGAAGTGCACAGTATCGGTTGGAGGTACGACTGGAACTACTCCTCCTGTCTGGAACAAGACTTTGCATGGTGTCACATTCGATGGCAGTGTAACCTGGACTGCAGTTCAAGTTCCAGTGGATGGCGGTCCTATTTGGATGAACGGTGGTGTGGCTAACAGTGGCCAGACTGTCGCTACATTCACTCCGTCCAAGCCGATGCTGCCAGGCACGATTTACACAGTTCTCGTGGTGGGGTCGGACTCTACACTCGCCAACACCTACGTTCATGACCTCTCTGGTAATCCACTCCTTCACTCCTACCAGTGGTCATTTACAACGGGTACTTTGAACCTCTCGGTTCCTCCTACACAGAATCCGACCCTTCCGCCCAAGACTTATCTCCAACCCAGCCAGGTGATTGTTGTTCCTCGTCCGCCAGTTGGAGTAGATGACCCTTCTGTGAGCAGTGTGACAACTATCGAGTTGATATTCCCTGCTCCAATCGACACTAACAGCTTCGACCCTTCTCAGTTACTTGTCGGAGTTGAGCCCATCATGAATGACCCTGACGTGATGGTGAACTATGGAGCCAACGCTTCATACATTGTCCAGGGCAATAAAATCATTGTAACTGTGACAGGTGTATAAATGGCTGATTGCGTTAAACCCATGAGTTCAGAGGTTCTTGATGACGGATACAAACAGAAATGGCTTTAAGTTTCAATGTCACAGAGGTCACACAACGACTATCTGGACGGATGATAAGAATCCAACTCCGCCTACTTGTCCAAGATGCGGGGCTGGAACCTGGATTTTAGCATCTACTCTACTTCGGTTGCCTTCTCCGGAACCCAAGAAGTAGGTATAAATGGCTGTATACTCTCATCAGCACTATCTGGCAAACAAAGAACGGTATCGTGCCAATAATAAGCGATGGCTGAAAGAGCATCCAGATCATAATAAGGCTCGGTATCTTCGCAATGCTGGTAAGCTAACTGCTAAATACTCTTTATTGTGCGCGCACGCGAAGAAGCGAAAGTTGGATGTAACGATTTCATTTGAAGAGTATTGTGAGGTAGTGTCTCATCCTTGTTATTATTGTGGCGGAAATCTACCTGTAACAGGTCATGGATTAGACCGAATCAACTCGCAGGCTGGATATGTTTCGGGGAATATAAGACCTTGTTGTCAACAGTGTAATAGAGCAAAGAGTTCAATGACTGAAAATGAGTTCAAGGAATGGATTCTAAAAGTCATGAATAAGTGGGTGTCATGTGGCTGATTACAATAGCGCCATCGATTTCGTTATTCATCTCGAAGATTCCACACTTAGTGGAAAAGTGGAACATGATTCGGACGGAGCCACTCGGTATGGCTTACTCGACCGCTGGAACCCTAGTCTTGTTGAAGCGGGTTTCTACACGACTGATCCCGTTACTGCGCTCGCGATGGCAAAAGCATACTACAAGCCCAACTACTGGGATAAGTTCAAAGGTGATCAGCTTACCCATAATCGGGTTGCTGCACAAATACTCTCGATTGGCGTTAACGATGGCATCGTCACAGGTATCAAGTTTGCGCAGAAGGCTGCGGGTGTTGACCCAGACGGCAACTTTGGCATTATCTCCTTGGCGGCCGTTAATGCTCTTGACGAAGCAACTTTCTTGCAGCGTTTTGACCAAACAGCCAAGGCTCACTACGATGCTGTCGTCGCAGCCAACCCAGCTAAAGCAGGTGATCTCAAAGGCTGGTACAATCGAGTCGACCTTATAAGTAAGTACGCAGGATAACAACATGAAGACTATGGCTAATGTGTATGCTTTCTTCGGTGGTTCCACCGAGTTTTACGCACTGGTGTTTACAATCACAGCTACTGTGTTGGCTTTCATGAGTTTGTTGAAGGCCGAGTATGTGGCTGCTATTGGAGCCATTCAGGTTCTTATCACTGCAAACGATGTCCACAATGACATCAATGTCAAGACCGTCACCAATGTAAACGTAAACCCTGGAGGTTCGCAATAATGGCAACAACACCAACCCCAACTCCGGCACCAACTAACTGGTTCACAAAAGACTGGATTTGGATTACTCAGCATATAATCATTCTTGTGCTGGCTGCTGCTTTGGTATTCGGTGGCGTCTATGAGATAGATGCTATGATCGCGCGTCACGACGCCTCAACAGAACAACACTACTCGCAACTCTTGATTCAACAGACAGCCTTGACAAAGTCTATCGAAGACAAGTTCGATGCTTCTACTGCGCAGCATGCGCTGGAAGCACAGCAATACCAGGCTCAGATTGCAGCGGATCAAGCGGCTATGAAACAGCGTGATGATCTACTCAAACTTGCAATCGCCAAGATTGGCACAATGACACCCGTTCAGATTCAAGCCGATCTTCAACCTAAGCTTCGTCAGGGACAGGCTACTGTTCTTGCTGATGGGATTAAGTTGGATACGGAAGCAGCGCGTGATGTAGACGCTCAGATTACGGAGGGCGCAAATGCAAAGGCAGACCTCGCTACGACCCAGACAGCCCTTACTAAGGAAACAACGATTGCTGCCAACGCCACAGCCGATCTTCAAACAGCAAAGACAGCGATTGCTGCCGAGCAGAAAAAGAACGACGATCAAGTAGTGGCTTGCAATGCAGCTATTGCGGTTGAGAAAGCCAATGCCCGCAAGGGTAAGCTGAAGTGGTTTGGTATTGGCTACATAGCTGGCTTCCTTTCTGGTCTGGCTGCTCACTTGGCTTAAGGAGATTTCATGTACTATCCCGGAGATACTTACAACTTCATCCTGAATATCCCCAATACGGGGAGCACTGTGGTTTCTTCTGCTCCCTTGATCACCATTCTGGATATTCTCAATCCAGGCACTCCAATCGTGTCTGGTGCCAGCATGACTCTGGTGACCGGCACTAGCTATGTCTATTACTACTCCTTCACAATCCCCAATGCTTCACCGAAGGATTATATAGCCATTTATAGCTATGCTACTACTTCGCCGGCAGTTACGGTAAGCAACCAGTTAATCTCCTTAAAGGATGAACTGCACGTTGGTGATTCCTACGTTACAGGTCCAGTGGCTTTGAATGCCACAGTGGCTCAGAATGCTACTGTAGCCAAGGATGCTACGGTCATGAAGTCGTCTCAGTATGTGGCGCCTCAGAATGACCCGACCATTCAGACAATAGCTACTCAGACAGCAACAATCAACAGCAATACTGCTTCAACTAGTACGCTGTTGGGTACGCTGGCGGCCGGCACATTGAGCGGTCTCATCCAAGACATCTACGATTATTCGTTCGGCGCCTGGAGCATTGACAATACAGTTGTTCCTCCTGTGCTCTATATCAGCCGTGTCAACGGCACGCCTATTGCCAGCTTCCAGCTATTGCAGAGTGTCAGCTCGACACAGCGTGTTGTTATTACATCACCTCCGGAGAGCAACGTCTAATGTCTCAGCCTAATATCGTTGTGACAATCCAACTGCCCCAGGGATTCGCATTGACGAACGGTGCACAAACCATCGAGCCGATGCAGTTCCAGGTGGTATCTGGACTCACGCCTTATTACTCTTCGGTTGACCTTGTTCGTTTGAATGGTGGCATCTATCTGCGTAAGGTCTCTGACCTGACGATCGCGGGTATGATCTATTACATGAGCAAGAACGCTGATGCTCTTACTTGGTCCCTGCCTATGGTGCCGCCGTCCTATGCTCCATTTACTGACTTCCAGGAAACCCACTATCGCAACTTCGTTATGGCGCGCGTCAACTGGGTAACTTACAGTTCAGCCAAGCAGTTG